ATTTACCTTTTTTCTTCTTGTAAGTTACCTTTTTACCTGATTTCTTAGCGGCTGCTTTAGCTTTGCTCATGCCTTCTTTTGTGTAAGCATAGTGTTTTCCGTTAACTACTGGCATGTTGTGATTCTCCTGTGGTTTTGTTTACTTGTTTGCGTACAGTTCTTTTTTCGTCTAGTTTCTCTTCTAGGCTTTTAATTTGGTCTTGTAGCTCAGTAAACCGTGGTTCAAACTTTCGCTCAAATATAGCAACCAGACTGTCCAAATCTCGTTGAGTCATTAACATCTTACGTCTCCGTTATTACAGGTTTTGAGTGTGTGGAATTAAAAGTGAAGACTTTTTAACGCCAGAGTTAATCACTTGCAATGCAGCAATAACACTGTCTAAGTCTCCTGTAACTACGTTTTCTTGGGTTACTGCTGTGTTTACCAGCGAAGATACTGTAGCTGGGAATACAGGAGAAGCGTCTTCAACAAAGTAATAAGGAGTGCTATAATCATCAGAATACAACACTCCAGATATAGCTACGTTACGTGGGTCGTACAACAATTTCCATCCATTAATGAGAAAGTAAACATCTCCAGTAAATCCTCCCGGAATTGGATCTAATCCAGAAAAACGTATAGCTGGCAAATACTGACTGTTTTCCTCACGCTCTGTCCAACGAACCCAAGCAGAGTAAACGTCTTGGCGTATATCCAAAGACGTAACTCCAGAGTTTACAACAATTTGCTTGGTGACGCCATTAAAGTTAACCTTTTCAGCGGCTAACCATTCTTCACCGTGGCTAATCCAAAGGTCTAAGGCCATTACTGAATTATCTCTTTCCAGTTAACTGTAACCATAAGCTTTACTGGGCCTGTGGGGTGCAGTGCAGTTCTTGTTTTTCCAAAGAACGACCAAATAACCCGAGAGCCTCGGAAGCCTTTAATGTATCCAGTGCTAGTGGTATGCGTTCCAGCAGATGTCGTATCAAATCCAGTAGTCAATGCAGCGTCTGTGTACAGCTCACACTGGTTGTACGCAATAGGTTTTACATATAAATACTGACCAGTAACACCTGTCATTCCTTGAACGTCGTACAATTCATATCGACCATTGTATTCGTTTGCATTGACCGGGAATGAAACGTCGCCTTGTGCCGCGTTATCCCTAACTTCAAGCCGCTCGCCTGCTGCCACCGTCAATACAGCAGGGTTAGCATTAGAGATGCTTAGGATGTTGTTTACAACCGTCCCACCGTCATCTGAGAAGTTCTTAACGGCTCCGTATTGCCAGTTGTTATAGGTGTCACTTACTTCAGCCTGATAGCGACCACGGAACATTTCTTTAAGAAATTGTTTTCCAAATTCATAACTTGTGCCAGCCGTTGACACCTCAACAGCGGTACCTGCGACTTGAGTAAAAGAATGACCACTATGTACTGAATTTATCTCAGCTTTAAGATCAATTACAGCATCTATTCCATTAGTTGCAGCGGTATCAAACGCATAAGCAGACACACTGGTAGGCATGTACAAGCTGCGGTTTACCTCACCATTGGGCAAAAGAACCTCTGGCGTTATTGAGAAAAGGTATTGCCAATCATCAGTACCGTCGGCAGTAACTGTAAAATGCGAGCTACCATAAGTTGCCGCACTTCCCTTCTCAGTCAAATCCAGCGTTGATTCTGTCCAGACCGAGCCTGACCATGATTCAATGAAAAGAGTGCTAGAGGGGCCGCTAACAACGCTCATTGAGTAACAAACGGGCAGCGAGGCAGTTTGCGACATAGCGACATCGTAATTGTTACCGTGGTAATAGGAATGCGCTACTACCCGCTGACCATCAATATATGTGCCAAACCGCACACGACCAGCGCCATGCCACTGTATGTCGATCCAGAAAATATTGAGGTTGGCAAGATTGAAGGTGGCTTGGGAATCGCCAGTACCGTCAAGCTTGTCGCCATTCCAGTCGCTCTGCGGAATAACTAGATCAACCTTGCTTCCGCTAGTAGACGAACGCACAACAATGTTGAAATCGCCGTTTTGGTCAACTTGGAAAAAGAATCCATTTGCTGCGTCAAACAAACCCCAGTTACGAATAGCGCCAGTTGCCGCAGGATCGTTGACGCGAACCGTTGACATATAAAGATGAGAAGAACCAGCAATGTAGTGGTGGTAGGTGTTTGAGGTGCAAGCTGAAAAACCACTGCCAGCAACAAAATCATCAGCTAGTGTATTAACACCAACCTGAATAGAGTTTCTGGTATCACTGTAAGCAACATACCCGCCGTTTAATTCAGTGTGAGAGAAGTTGTTTGTCAAAACGTCTTCTTGACCAAAAACATAATCACCAATATGGGTTGCACCAGCTACACGGAGCTTTCCCCAAGAGTCTAACTGAGGCAAGCCTTCGGCAAAGCGAACATTGGCAGAACCTGTAATATCAACGTCCATTCCATATTCGGGGTTGTCATATCCCATGATATTGTTAGCTGCTATATAAACATCATACGCATCAACAACAGCGCCAGCGACAGTTACTCCGTCGGGATCAATAATATCCTGACCAGCAATAGGCACAACTTCATTGTATTTGTCTGCTTTAGAGTAGTGTACACTAAGATGACCAGACGACCCTGATCCTTGAACGCCGTGAACATGCACAGACATTGTTGGCCCACCACCACCTTGGATAGTGTACCTTTCGCCTAATTTCCACTGTCCATAACCGCCAGAGAATTGAATCTCAGCGGTGTGAACCATGTGGATTCTGTCGCCCGTAGCTCTGGGTGGAACCCGAGTGAAACGTTTGTCGTTAACTGCCATGTTTAGCTCCTAATTACGGTGTGTAAGCTCGGTCTTGTTCTGCTGTTGCAGTTATTACGATGCTTTTAGATTCAGTGATTGATGTTCCTGTAACAACTACAGGCTTTGCTACTCCTTTGTTACCTGCTACAAGAACAACAGGGGCGTCAACTCCATCAGACCCTGTGCCTCTTTGAACGTTGTTAGTGTAGTCGTAACTAAACGGAATTGAAGCTGCAGTAATCGTCCCTTGAATTGGAATACCGTCTTTGTCATTAACAGTAATAGCGTTTGCTGTTCCGTAGTCAAAACCAGCGTTATCACCAGCATCATCGTTCTCAAAATACAAACGGTAGTAACCAGTGCCGCCTGAAGTCAGGAAGCTGTTGAAGTTAAGTGTACCAGCAGAAGCAAACGGATAAATACGCTCTACGTCGTTTTGGTCAAGGAAGTAAACACGGTTTAGGTCAGCAGGCAGTACGCCATCAATAAACACGCCTGTTGTCGTGAATAGGTTATCACCAGTAAAAAACATCAGCGTATCAGCAGTTTGACCGTTTACAACACCAGCACCATCATCAATATCGCCATTTTGACGTAGCTTAAACTGCACCCAAGTGTAGATTTGCTCAAGGGTAGCACCAGCAGTTGTGTTATCAACAACAATACGGAACGGGAAAGCACCAATGTCGTAGCCAGTCTGATCTGTAGCAAAATACGTCAGCGATAGGCTGCTGTAAGGTGCGCTAGACATGGCTGTGTCTAAGATTGGACTACCACCTGAATACGTCTTAAGGTCTGTTGTTACAGAAATAGGCAGAGAAATCTTGTTTGGGCCTGTCTCGGTCAAACCTACATCAGTTAGAATAGCGTCATCAAACGTATAGTTAGGCTCTCGGCAGTAAATCTTAAAGTAGTTTTGAGCCGTGTCGTCTACACGAATACCCTCGTTTGGAGCATCGTCAAACGTAAACGCAATTGGACTGCCGCCAGTTTCTTTTTGGTAGTAGAACTGCGAACCTGCTGGGAATCCAGAAGCCAGAGCTACAATACCAGCATAAATAAAGTTTGTTGCGCCAGCAGCAGAAAACTCAGTCCAGCCGCCGTCTCTCAGCATTTGTCGAGTTGTGTCGTTTGCAGGTGCCCATCCAGAAAAGCTAGAACCGTCTGTACCAAACTGGAATTGTCCAGACAGGGCGTCGATAGCGTACATTGGGAACGGGAATTGGTTGTATGCGCTTGTTTCCCAGAGTTTAATAAACTTTGAGTAAAGTGCTTGTAACGTGACACCATCTTTTGCAATAAGACCGTTAGTAGTACTGCCGTCAACAGAAGCAACAAGGGTAAACGTCTTAGCTGTAGTGTCGATTGTAATATTGGTTCCGACAATGAGATCGTCACCATCAATAATTTTTGCCATTTGTAGCTCCTTTAGGGCGTGTAATTTCTATCGACTGTTTGTGCTACTTGCACAGAACCTCCGTTTGCGGGTAATAAAAAGTTTCTAATAATGTAAGGAACGTAACCAGCTTTATACACAGCAATGTCAACAAAAGTACCTGCTGAATACGTGTAACTGTAATCAAAAGATGTTACTGGGTTAGTTGCGCCATCGTTATCTGCTAGAACTGTACTTGTTCCTGCGGACAGTATTACAATGTCTGATCCTGAAACAACATTAGTTACTGACAGTGTTTTTTGTCCAGCAACTACGTTTACAGTAGCTCCTGCTGTTCTGTAAGACAAAGCAGAGTCTGAGTTAATTGTAACAGTTCCACTTGGAATGTTTACATAGATTGCTTCATTGCCTGTAGATCCGTTAGTAGCTGCGTAGCCAGTAAAAGTAATGTTGTTTAGTGTGTGTGTTGTTCCTCCGGTTATTTCAATAGCGTGTCCTGTTCCAGAACTAATAAAAACTGTGTCAGAAACACTAGATACAGAAGACCCTGCTAAAAGTGCTGTTGTTGCTGTACTATTAGTAACGGTACACTCAGATAACGTAGCGCCACCAAGGGTAATTTGACCACAACGACGAAATACCGTATCCATAACGGTTGAATTAGATTGAAACACAAAGGTGTTCATATCAGTAAACGTACAGCCTTCAATGTTTACGTCTGCGTTGTCTACAGCTTCAAAATAACCTTTACTTACTGTACCTAAAGCCTGAAACGATATGTTAGTTAAATCAACACGACTAGATGCGTTTTGAACTTCAATTCCGTTAAAAGCACTAGATACAAACTCTGTATCAGCAATAAACACTGACTTGTTTTGGTCACGAAAGTCTACAACGTTTCCACCAGTAATACCTAGCTGCAACAAGCCCTGAAATGTATATACGCCGTTGTTAAATTGAAGCTGCCCCCATTGGCGTGAAATATCACTACCAAAAGAAGCTGCACCAGCAAAGTTAGCGTACCCACTAGCATCACCAAGCGTCATAATAAATGCACGACCATGACGTATAGCGTCTAGTTTAAACGGCTGGCCCTTTGTCGGGCCTGAAGCAGGGACATTCCACATACAACCAAAGATGGCAGTAGAAGAATGCGACCCAGTGCTTGGGGTAATCGTCGGGTCAATCGGGTAACACTTCCACCCACCAATTTGATAAGTGTCATTGCCGTCTACGTACCATCTGCTTTTAGTTGTGGCATTATTACCAATAATAATTTGAATGCCGCCAGAAGCTTTTGTTGCAATAGCCTGAGCTACGTCGGCTTTAGCCCAGATATAAACTGCATCACCACTTCCAACAGTAGTTGCTCCGTTATTGTAAAAAATTCCACGAGTAGAACTAGAAAACGGGTTGCGAGACGCACAACTAGAGCCTTCAATAAAGTCGTCGGTATCTGCTACAGTAATAGCATTCTGACCACCACCGCCGTCTGAAATCAGCGTAAAGTTGTTTGTATTGCCTGTATTTTCATCAATTAAAGGCGTAAGGTCTGTTGCGTAAACTGGAGCAGCCATTAGTTAACACTCAATCCGCGTGAAATTACTAAGTTAGACACAGCAGAGCCATTATAAGCCTTATAAAAAGAATCAGTATAAGGAGATGACGTAATCAGCCTATATAGTGTTCCGTCCGGGTAAGTATATTCGTACACATCGCCCTCTGCTATAGTGTTTAGAAGTGTAGGCTCTTGAGAGTACCCTGCTGCGTAGTCAATCCAAGTATACGTTCGCTTGTTGTCTACTGTGTTGTGTACGGCAGCATAAGTTGTACCGTCTCCGGTTGCGTAAGGTAACTCTCCAGCGTCTACTTCTTCGTCGTTACTTAATTTTAGTACAAGGTGTCCGTCTATGTCAATTTGAGCATCTACAACGGATACACCGTCTTGTCCATCCTCACCGTCAGCCCCTGCAGGCCCCTGAGGGCCTCTAGGACCCTCTTTGCCGTCTTTTCCGGGGTCACCCTTGTCACCCTTAGGGCCTTTGTCTCCTTTTGCTCCCTGAGGCCCCTGAGGGCCTTCAGATCCTTGGAGGCCTTGCGGCCCCGGCTCCCGTTGGACCTCCAGTAGGTCTAGTTGGACTTTGCGTATTAGCGCCAGTAACTCCAGTTCGTCCATTACCCGCTCCCATTATATCTGATACTAACGCTTCTTTCTTTTTGCGCTCTTCACGGCCAATTTCAGCCTTATCGTTAAGTTCTTTTTCTTTTAGAGCTATTTCAGCAATTTTTAACCTGCGTTCAAACTCTTTGTCGTCTGCGTTGCCTTTCTGTAGACTATCTGTGGCGGCATCAATCTTCTTAATTTCCATTTCTATTGGAATATGCTGTGCTTCTACCATGTATTTTTGTGCACGAGACATAGATTCAGCTTCTTGAGCACGTAGTACGCCAGTTTGAGCCTGCTGGAACTCTATTTGAGCTTGTTGCTGTGCTTGAGCCATCTGTTGAGCCTGAGGATCGGGCTGTGAAGCTTCTTGAAGGGCTTTAATAAGGTCTTCACGGTTGCTTAGATTCATGTTGTCAATAATTGACTGAATTAGCACAGGATACAGAGGGCTATCTTGCTTCATGGTCTGCAAAAGCTGTACCATTTGCGTAACTTCGTACTCTCTGGCAATAATTCCTAAGGTAGAAGAGGCGTTAAACTTGTAATCTTTAACAGGATAATTGTCAGGATCAAACTGCATGTACCTATGAGCAGCTTTTGTCACAAAAGGCAACAAAAACGACTGCTGAAAGTTAATCAGGGTACGTTTGTGTCGCTTAATAATAGCCCCAAGAGACATAGAGATGCCAGCAGCAGTAGCTTCTCCATTAACTGTTCCAGCGATCCCTGCGCTATCCACTGCTCCAGTCGCTTGTTGAACCATTTGCTGTAGGGCTGCAGCTTGTGCAAAAGTAACTTGGCCCACTTGACCAAAGTTAAAAGGCTGTAGTACCTCACGAGGGTCTCCGTTTGTCAAAATCATCTTGCCGGGACGTATCTCTGGCTTAGACCCTCTAGGAAGTCGTGTAGCGTCGATAGCAAGCATTGGGTGAATAGTGAGTGCTAGGGCATCAATACGTGCTCTAATCTCCGTGTCGAGGGCTTTTTGGCTGTTGTAGCCCTTCTCACAGACCCCACGACCCCAAAAGCGTCCCGGAACTACGTCCCAAGGAAACGCAACTACAGGACGATCTTGCATCATGTAAGGATTTGCTTCGGCTTTTAGCAAAAACCCACCATTAGCCACAATAACAATAGCTTCTACGTACTTGCTATCGCCATCAATAGACTCATCTAGTGCAGCTTCTAAAGTATCTCTAGGTACTAAACCGTAGTACTTAGTTAAACGAACTTTGTCTTCTTGAAATACAGTTAGGTTTTGATCAGGTTCTAGGTCTGTATCAGGCGCTGCGTTGCCTACATAGCCTTCACGGTACACGCCTTGCTCTTGGAGAATCTCAATGTGGTGCCTAGATACAAACTCATCAATACAAACACCCATAGCGTCCTCTACAGAAGTAGCTACAGGGTCAATTAGGAAGTTCTGAGGCATAATTGGCTTAAGCTTTACAACAACCCTTTCTTGAATGTTAACACCAATAGCCTGCAACTGACCGTCCATAAGGGGTTGTGTGGCAGGTTTCATCTCTTTTTCTTCTTGGATAATGATTTCGCCAATACCCGTACCAAACACAGCAGCGTTAATTAAACACTCAGCAACAGCCTTACGTACTTTAGTTTTCTCAAAGTCTTCAGTTAATTTGTTTCTGAGGTACTGAATGTCTTCACGCTCAGGGTCGTTCATGTCGTCACTAATGTCAAACCACTTGCCACGACCAAATGTTGCTTCTTCTAGCTCTGCTACGTTAGATTCTACGGCCTGCTGTAGGGCAGGGGAAATAATACGTGAACGCTCAGACTTACGTTCGGTGTCTGCGGGATCCCAAATGCCTCTCCAGAGCCTGTAGTACTCATCAAACTTTTGTTCGTAGTTAGATTCAAAGTGGTCACGCCAGTCCTCTACCTTGGACATTACCCACCCTTCAATAGACTCCTCTACCATCAAGGGGTCTACTTCATAAAATTCTTCAGCCATGTTTAGTATCCTGCGATAGTGTCAATAATTTCAGGTTCGTCGAACTCAAGGTCACCTATGCCGTAAGGAACATTGGCTAACTGGTCTATGTACGCCAGAGCGTCTATAAGGTCATCGTGAGTTAAGGCATCTGGAAACTGAAAAAGCTGGTCTAAAAAACGAGCATTCCATTCGCCTTTGTTTAGTGTAATAACCCCGTTTTCAAATCTGCCCTGTAGTGCCCACATAACTCTGTCCGTTTTTTTCTTGTTGCCGTGTGTAAGTTCTTCTATGCGAAAGAACTGATGATACTTCTTCTGTAGGTCCATAAGAGGCGACATAACAGCTTGCTTTGCTATTCCTCTTTCGATACCTACGCTAATGGGTTCGTAGTCTCTAACGGCTTGAAATATCTTTTGTGCTGTTGTGTTTAGATCCCAGCGTCCACATATGATGTTATCGACGTACCAGTCACCACCGTCAGTAACCTTTACAATAGCAATGGCCGTCTCATCTAGCCTAGAGTTTTTACCTCTTTTCTTTCCTACCTCTTCAAAGCCAGCTAAGTCAATAGCAATGTAGTAATCACCGTCATCTGGCTCATCACCAAACTTAACCCACTCTTCTTTAAACATCTCTGAGCCTTTAGACTCAAAGGACGCCATAAACTCCTGACGGAACGCATAGGACGACATGGAGCGTTTGGCTGCATCAATCTCAGCTTCTTTTAGATAAGGATTATCGTAGCTAGTAAAGTGCCACGAGGACCACTCCTCATCGTTAGCAATCTCTGAGTACTTATAGAGATCGTAGAAGTGATTACGTCCCTTAGGTGTACCTATGAACAACGCTGGGGCGTTCTTGTCAGCACAGGCAGGACGTAGGATCTCTTCCCAAACTTCGGCCTTAATATCAGCGTACTCATCAAGTACGAGATAGTTTAAGGAGACACCACGCATGGTATCTGGTCGGTCAGCACCCCGAAGCCCTATTGTTTGACCGTTAATCAATTCTATGTCTAAATTGTTAATGTGTGCTTTTGAAATAAACTGATGACCTAGCTCTAGCAAGGTCTTCCACATGATCTGCCTAGCTTGCCCCTGTGTTGGGGCTACGTAAAACGTCCAGCTTCTAGGATCATCTGACTTTAGTGCATTAATTAACAGACTCCAAGCAGCCAGATAGGACTTACCACAGCGACGACCAGCAGCAACCACTTTAAAGCGAGTAGGATCATTCCATACCTCCAACTGCCAAGGCGTAAACTTTACATCTAGCTCCACGTTTAAGGCTCCAGTTCGTCTAGTTCTTCTTCAGTTAACTCACGCTCTGGGAGGTCTAAAGCATCGATTGATTGGTTAAACTCTTTGAGTGTCTCAAACCTATAGAACACCGCAGGTATAGCCCTACGTCCAGTTAACTTTTCTACTAAGTCCCAACCTGCAGCACCCGGAGGTACCCTAATAAACTCGTGGTCTATATTCTTAGCTAGTAGTCTCTTGCGGATAGCTAGGCATCCGTGACACCACTCGGCTCCTAATACAGTTAACATATTTAGATACCATTAAAGTTAACAAATATTGATGGAGCCTCTAGTAAATCAAAAGTCATAACAAACTCTACGTCACCTGCTGCTGTAGTAAACGCCTTTACTTGGTCTCCGGGTTGTAGTACAAATACAGCATTTGTTAACAGTATGTAATCTTTAGATGATACGTTACCACCGCCTAGTACATCAATTCTTGTGGCGTCAGCTTTGTCTACGTAAACGCCTACACCGTTAGTAGAACCGCCTATGTTACTAATGAACAACATGTTCCAGTGTGCTACGTAACCGTTAGGTACTGTAACTAATGTAGATACATCTGTAGTTGTTACGTTAGCATTTTTAGTGTACAGCATGTCTAGTTAGTCCTTAGTAAGCTCTAGTAAGTCCAGACTACTGGTGTGTTTCTTATGTCCAAGTGTATAAAATCTTTAGCTATACCTATACCCCTAAAGCCAAACTCAAAAGCCTTTTCTAGGACTTTAAAACGCTGCTGACTACTTGTTATTTTTATATCAGCAGCAATCCCTTGGCTATGAGTACCGGGAGAGACCTTGGTAGCCTCTATAGGGTGACTTGGGCTTCTGTAGCCACTTGTTATTATAAAAGGAAACCCACACTCTTGTCTTAAGCTATCTAGTAACTCTAAGAACTCAGGCACCATCTTGTTTTCACCTGTGTGGCTACAGTTAAACTCATCTAGGGTGAAGTAGCGCAACTTAGTCATTTTTAACTATCTCACCTTCTATGTAGTCTTCCTCAGAAACTTCAGAAGACTCAGTAGAGCCTATGTTTACACCACCAGAGCCTATACCACTGATGTTGATTTGTATAGCTGACTTACCACCACCTTTGATGATCTCTTGCTCAAAGGCTGCTACAGGAGCTACCCTGTCCATTACTAACTTCCATGCTGCTGCTTGATTCTTATGCTCAGGGTCTAAGGCAGCATCAAAGATAGACTCTAGTACCTTACGTGACTTAG